CCCTAGTTGCTGATAATCAGAGTGAATTTGCGAGCGCAGTTGGAGAAGTTTTAGCTGATGCCCAAACACATATTCAACTCAAACAATTTGTAAGAAAAATCAAAAGCATACTTGATAAATAAAAATAATTTCTTGCTGATGGCTATACACCTGATGATCATTTTTCATTAAAGCAGCTTATGTAGAAACTGCTAAGAAGCAGCAAACTACATAGGGAAGACTGAACGATCGCGCTTAAGGTGCGAAAGGATCTGACGGAAAGTGAAGGATCGCAAAAAGGATCCGTTATCCCGCACGCGGCCAGTGCTGGCGCGGGGAGCCGCTCCCCGCCCCTAGTCGTTCACCTGCATGATTTCCCACAGATGAAGCGCGCAGGCGGGGCGGGGTTCCGATTGCGCGCTGGCGGTGCTGGCAGGGGGCGACAGGCTGCGCCAGTCGCTCCGGGTGCTCGCGATGGTGCAAGGGTGGGTCGCCCTGGCGATGCCGCAGCGGGCCGCTGATGCGACCAGGTGAGGGGCAAAAGAAAACCCCGCCAGATGGCGGGGTGGTCGGGATGGGTTGCCCGGGTCAGCGCAGCTGATCACCCTGGGCGGCCTGCTCGGTACCGGCGGCCAGCTTGTATGGATTGAATCGGATAATCTCCTCCCCTGCCCAGTCGTTCATCGCCAGCAGGCTGGCCTTGATGCTGTCGATCTCGTTGACGTCGAACACCTGGGCGGCCTCCGTCACATTGCCAAACCCGCCAGTGCTGTTCGGCATCACCCCCATCAGCTGGGGCGGTACCCGGTGGGTGGCCAGCTGGTCATCCCGGCTCACGTTCTTGATGCTCAAGAAGTCATCCTTGGCCGCTACCTCTGCCACCGGGATCAGCTGCACCCCGTCTTTCTTCCCACCGGGGGTATAGAGCAGCAGGTTGCGGAAGTTTCCGGGGCCCTTGCTCTGACGTAGCGCCTCCCGCAGCTTGGTGATGTCCCCCTCATTCTGCAGCGGGTCCGTGATGTGCATGATGAAACCGGCGTGGCTGCCGTTCTCATAGTACCGGCGGCGAAACAGGGTGGCCGACTCGTTCAGCAAGGTCGAATTCAATCCGCCAACGTAGTCGGGGATGCCGTAGATCTCCTGGTTGATGTCGCTCTCCATCACGTGCCCAACCCGACCGGCGGGCAGCTCCTGTTCCTGCCCAGGCTGGGCAATCCACCAATAGGTGGCCATATCCAGAGCGCGCCGGGTGTACTTGGCTCGCAGATGGTCATAGCGCAGCACCCCACCGATCCTGTTCTGCACCGCCTGCAGGTAGCCGTTGCCAAAAATAAGATAGTCCAGCGCCAACCCGGTGAAGCCCGCCAGACTCAGTTTCGGATGAGGGATGAAACACGATCTCAAGATGTTGCGCTTCACCTGTATGGCAGAGGCATGATGCACCCCGGCCCGATAGACCCGCGACAGCCCATTGAGGGACAGCGGCGGCTCATACCAGCGGCCGTTGTGCATCGACTCAAGATAATCGAACACCTCCCGCTGCGATAAGACCGGCACCGGCTCGCCAAAGGTGAACGCCTCGATGGCCTCGCCAGCAGGTTGTCGGGTAGCCGTCACCGGCGTCGTAGGGGTTGAAGAGGGGCGACAATTGCGACGTTTGATCATTAGAAAAACTCCATAGAACCGGTATTGGTGCCGTTGGCGCCTGCCAGTGGCTCATGTAACAGGGCGTGCATGGTTGCCCAGGCGATATCTGCGTGGCTGGTCTCTTCGGAACGGCTGGCCTCAAAGGTCGGCATCTTGCCAGCGGTAACCCCCCGGCGGATGCTCATAAAGGCGGCGGCCAAATCATTCCAACCGCTGTCAAACTCCAGCCGCCCCTTGTTCATCACGTCGAGCGCCTTCATCACCATCTGAATTTTGACGCTCGGGTTGTACTGGATGGATGTAACTGCCGGATAGAATGGCTTCACATTCTGATAAACACCCTCCCCGATCCCGGTCGTATCAATGCCGATATACGCCACGTTGTAACGGAGCGTCATCTGGCGGATGGCCTCGGCCTGAGCGGCAAAATCCATCCCTTTCCACTGGTGGCGCTCAAGCACCCGAAATTTGCCGCCAGGTACCGCAGGCGGGGCCAGCACGACGCAGCCCGCGCTATCACCCTTGCCGCCCTTGGCCGGGTCATAGCCGATCCACACAGGCCGGTTGCCCATTGGCCGAATCGCAAAGGGTTTGTAGTCATCCCACACCTCCCAGCTATCGACCATGCAGCGCATAAGCATCGCCAGTGGAAACACGCTGGCCGTGTCGTCCATGAACATGCACATCAGCAGGTTGCTGTATTCATCATCGGAATACTCACTGCGCAGCTGATCCAGGTCGAACAGGTCACAGCCGCCGCGCACCGCATCCTCGACCGTGACAATCTGCCGCCACTGGCCATCGGCGCACAGCTTGCCGCCGGCCAGATTGGTGTGGCTCAGGTCAATCTCGACCCGGTCGGCCTTGGCCTTGCCTCGGTTGAAGTTGGCTCCAGACCAGAACGCATAGGCGGGATGAGAAAGGCTGGAAGGGGTGGAAATGTAGGTCTGGCGCCACTTTTTGTGCATCGCCATACCAGACGCCACCTTGCGAAACTCCAGAAAGCCATGGATCCAGAAATACTCATCCATGTAGATGTTGCCGTGGTAGCTCTGGGCGGTGCGGGCGTTGGTACCAAGAAAATACATGTGAGCCCCGTTCGGCAGCACCATGGGATCGCCTTTCAGCTCGACCCCTTCATCCTTGGCAAACTGGATGATGTACTGCTTGAACACATGGGCCTGCGCCTTGCTGGCAGACAAGAAAATCTGATTTCGCCCGGTCACCAGGGCATCGATGAACGCCTCGAAGGCAAAGAAGTAAGTGGCCCCAATCTGGCGCGACTTGAGCAGATCGCGGATCCGGTGCAGCTTGCCAGCCTCGTACCAGGTGCGCTGATAGCCAAACATGGTCGACTCGAACCGCTCGATTAACCGTTCCTGCTGCTCGGGCTCAACCACGTTGCGCTCGGGCGCCTTCTTCGGCCCCTTGTTGCGGTTCGCTACCTTGGGATTGAGGTCGGTCTCATTGCCGCCGTTACTGTACTTGTTGACCCGGGCGATACGCTCCAACTGACGGCCCAGCAGGTCAATCTCCTTGAAGTCGCCGCCGCTCTTCACCTCCTTGGCTATCAGCTGGCACATCCGCGCCTCGATGGCGAAATCGACCCGGTCAATAGGTTTGATGTCATCCCAGCCGTCGCGCTTCTTCCAGGTCGAGACTGTCCCCTCTGGCGTTTGCAGCAATTCAGCAATGGCGCGCAGCGGGTAGCCCTGGAAGAACAGGTGCATGGCCTGCCGTCTGGGTTCGATATGAGGGAAAAGTAAGGGTGCTGTGGTCATGGCGCCAGTCTACCCAGCAGCAACCACGCCCAACCCCACCCCGCCAGTGTGCCAGCGCCGTACACACTGGCGGCAGATTGCACGATCCCGCCTCTCCCCCAGACCATAACCGCGACATTACCACCCAATCACCAAAGGGATCCCAACCCATGGCTAAGTCCAAGTTTTTCCGTGTTGCCGTCGAAGGGGGCACAACCGATGGCCGCACCATCACCCGCGAATGGGTCGAGCAGATGGCCCAACGCTATAACCCGCAAACTTACGGTGCCCGGGTCAACATGGAGCACTATCGCGGTTTCGATCCGGAAGGCCTGTTCAAGATGTATGGCGACATCACCGCCGCCAAGGCCGAAGAGGTCACCATCGAGGGCGAAAAACGTCTGGCCCTGTTTGTCCAGATTGACCCAACCCCGGCGCTGGTTGAACTCAACAAGAAGCGCCAGAAGGTCTACACCTCCGTCGAGATCCACCCCAACCTCAACGGTAAAGGCGCCTACCTGACGGGGCTCGCTATCACCGACAGCCCGGCCAGCTTGGGCACAGATTTGCTCCAGTTCTGCGCCGGGGCGGGTGAAAACTCCCCACTTGCTGCTCGCAAACAGCACAAAGAAAGCCTGTTCACCGAAGGGCTCGAAACCATCATCGAATTCGAAGACGAGCAGGAAAAAGGCCCTGGCCTGCTGGAGCGGGTCACCGCGTTGTTCTCCACCCACAAAAAGCAATCCGGCGCTGACTTCAGCGACGTGCATCAGGCCGTCGAAGCCGTGGCCACCGAGGTCACCAGCCTCGATACCGGCATGCAGAAGAAGTTCACCGCACAGGCCGCCACCATCACCGAACTGACCAGCCAGCAGCAAGCCACCGCCAAAGCGCTGGCTGACCTCACCGCCCAGCTGGAAGGCCAGGAAGAGTTTAGCCACAAGCGCCAGCCCGCCACCGGTGGCGATGGCACCGCCACCGTATCCACCGACTGCTAAGGAGCATCCTCAATGCGCAACGAAACCCGTTTGAAGTTCAACCTCTTCACCCAGACCATCCGTGACCTGAACAACATCCCGGATGAAACCAAGAAGTTTACCGTTTCACCAGAGGTCGAACAGACGCTGGAAACCCGCGTGCAAGAATCCAGTGCATTCCTGACCATGATCAACGTGGTCGGTGTGCCTGAGCAGGAAGGTGAGAAGCTCGGCCTCGGCATCAATACCACGGTGGCAGGGACGACTGACACCACCCAACATGACCGCCAGGCTGTCGACCCGACCGACCTGACCGGCAACCGTTACCGCTGCGAACAGACCAACTTTGATACCGCCTTGCGCTACGCCAAGATCGACGCCTGGGCCAAGTTCAAAGACTTCCAGACCCGTATCCGCGACGCCATCCTGCAGCGTCAGGCCCTCGACCGCATCATGATCGGCTTTAACGGCCTCACCCGTGCCGCGACCTCCAACCGCATCACCAACCCGCTGTTGCAAGACGTCAACAAGGGCTGGCTGCAAAAGATCCGCGAAGACAAACCGGAAAACGTGCTGGATGAAGTCAAGGCAGACTCCGGGATCATCAAAGTGGGTAATGGTGTCACCCTCGAAGACGGTTACAACAACCTCGACGCCCTGGTGATGGACCTGACCGAACTGCTGGGCCCGACCTACCGTGACAACACCGAACTGGTTGCCATCGTCGGTCGCAAACTGCTGCACGACAAATACTTCCCCATGGTCAACAAAGACCAGGTGCCGAGCGAGAAAATGGCAGCGGATGTCATCATCAGCCAGAAACGAATGGGCGGTTTGCCCGCCGTGCGCGTCCCCAGCTTCCCCGACAACGCCATCCTAGTCACCCGCCTGGATAACCTGTCCATCTACTGGCAAGAAGGCACCCGCCGCCGCACCATCCTCGATAACGCCAAGCGCGACCAGATCGAAAACTACGAGTCAGTGAATGAGGCTTACGTGGTCGAAGACTACGAAGGCGCAGCACTGGCCGAACACATCGAGCTGGTTGAACCGGCTCCGGCCGTATAAGGGGGAGACATGACAAGCCCCGCCCTGCGTAACAAGCAACGCAAACTGGCCGCCCTGCAAGGGGCGGCCAGTCCCCAGTTCGACCAGGTCCGTGCCAACGCCTACGAACTCCAGCTGATGCAGCTGGTCGAACACCGCCGCACCCTCAAGGGCATCCAGAGTATCGAGCGCAAGATCGAGGCCAAGCGCACCATGTTGGCCGTCTACAAGCCGTGGATTGATGGCCTGCTGACCACCGACCGGGGTGGCCAAGATGACGTCCTGGTGACCGTCATGCTCTGGCACCTCGACACCGGCGATCTCGAAGGGGCATTCAATATGGCCGACTACATGATCCGCCATGGCCTGAGCACTCCGGATCAGTACGACCGCACCGCCCCCACCCTGATCGCCGAAGAGGTGGCCGACACCGCCATCAAGCTGCAAGAGGCAGGCACCGGCCCAAGCTATGGCCTGCTCTGCGCTTACATCGAGCTACTGAGAGACTCAGACATGTTCGATCAGGTTCACGCCAAGTTGCACAAGGCCGTGGGCCGAGCCGCACTGGCTGAAGGGTTCAAAGAGCAAGCCGCAGAGCACTACCGTCGGGCTCTTGAGCTGTACGACAAGGTCGGCATCAAGAAAGAGCTGGAAGTGTTGGAACGGGAGTTGAAAAAGGAGGCAGCCGCAAGCGCCAGCGACCCCCAACCATCAACCGATCCGGCAGTCCCTGAACCTGTCACCACCGAACAGCCTGACCCCGCCCCCGGCGAGGCCAGCTAACCGAGCGTACCCCGCACCCTGGGCGGCTCGGGCCTGACGAATGCCAGTGGCATACCAGACGGCCCGACCACCGCCCAACCAGCGGCCCGATCCACACAGGAGCACCATGAGCACCGGATTCATAGCCACAGCACCCACCGCGCCAGCAGAAGGGGAGATCGACAGCGGCCCATTCTGGCCTTCAATCTCGCTGAGCGATCTGCGCGGTACCGTCCGGCTCGATGGCACCGTGACCACGGCCCGCCTCACCCATGCCGTGATCGACGCCCTCACCAGCGTCAACCGCGATCTGGCCGATTGGCGCAGCGCCCGCCAGGGCGAAGGTCACACCACCCTGGTCAGCGTCCCGAGCGAGGTCATCAACAGCGAATCACTGCACCTGCACAGCTACCGGCGCGCCGTCTATGCCATGACTCGCGCCAACCTGCTCGAACGTTATACCGACTACAGCGCTACCGGTGACGGCGTCAAAGGCGCCGATGCCAAAGTCGTCAGCTCGGATGACCTCTACCGGGATGCCCGCTTTGCCATACGCGACATCCTCGGTACCACCCACAACACCGTGGAGCTGATCTGATGCAACTGCGTAGCCAACAGGGTGACACCCTCGATCTCATCCTGTTTCGGCACTACGGCTACACCGCAGGCATCACCGAGCAAGTGCTCAACCTCAACCCCGGTTTGGCCTCGCTCGGCCCCATCATCCCGACCGGAACCCTCATCACAATGCCAGCGGCCCCCACCCAGGCCGAGCAGCCGCTGATCCAGCTATGGGACTGACCATGAGCCGCCTCGACGACGAACTCGAACGACTGGCCAACATCAGCGAGCAGCAAATCGCTGCCCGCATCCATGCCGCCCGCATCAGCGGCACCGGCCCCCACTACTGCATCGACTGCGACAACCCCATCCCCCAGGAGCGCCGCGAGGCAATCCGGGGCTGCGAACGCTGCACCGACTGCCAAACCATCACCGAATTCCAAACCGCCCGCCACTACGGCAGCAAACGATAGGAGAGCACGATGCCAGAACCGATCTCATCCAGTGCAGCAACCAGCACCCTCACCGGTCTGGCGCTGCTGTCACTGTTCCCCGGCCTTGATATCGAAGTGGTACTGGCAGCATTTGCCGGAGCCATGGTGTTCATCGCCACCACCACAGAACTCGGCAACCTGCGCAAAGCAGGGCTGTTTGTCGCGGCCTTCATCATCGGGATCCTCTTTGCCGAGCAGGTGGCCGCCATCGTAACAATGGTGCTACCTGCCAAGGCCGCTGGCAGCCCTCGCGCTATCGGTGCCCTGCTGGCCTCGGCCATGGCCGTCCATTTGTTGCAATGGGCCTTGCGCAAAGCGCCGGAAGACCTGTTCAAACTCCGCAAAGGGGGCTGACATGTTGACCATCCTCTACGCCCTGATCTGCGCCGCCATCGCACTGCGACTGGCTACCTTCAACCGCAACGGGGGCGACTACCGCCCCCTGCCTGCCCTGCTGGCATGGGTCATCACAGTGGCCGCTGGCTCCGTACCACTGCGCGCCATGCTGGGTGCCTTGCCATCACCGGATCCCGCCGCCGTCCTGCTTGCGGCCGTGGTGCTCACCGCCCTGATCGGTTCTCGCGGATCCGTCATGCGCCTGCTGCCACGCCGCCGCCAGCAGCCAACCCCCGCCAGCCACCTGAACGGGAGATTTCAGCCATGAGCCTCAAAAAAGGGGATACCGGCGCCGCCGTCTCCGACCTGCAACGTCGCCTCACCAAGGCCGGTTATCCGGTGGATCCTGACGGCTGGTTTGGCGATGCCACCGAGCGCGCCCTGCTCGCCTTCCAGCAGGACTACATGATCGTCGCCATCGGTCAGGCCGGGCCGCGCACCCTGGCCGCCCTGCTCGGCAGCGAGCGGGGCAACCAGTTGCGCATCGGCGACATGCAGGCTGGCGCTGACCTGCTGGGCCTGCCGCTGGCCACCATGGCCACCGTCGCCCAGGTCGAAAGCATCGGCGAGGGCTTTACCCAAGACCAGCGCCCGGTGGTGCTGTTCGAGCGGCATGTGTTATACCGTCAGCTCACCAAGCACCTTGGCAAGGCAGCCGCCGACCAGCTGGCTGCCAGCTACCCCAATCTGGTCAACCCCAAGCGCGGCGGCTACGCGGGCGGCGCGGCGGAGTGGGAACGGCTGCAACTGGCCATCAGCCTGCATCGGAATGCCGCCATCGAATCGGCCAGCTGGGGCATGTTCCAGATCATGGGCTACCACTGGCAGGCGCTGGACTTTGCCTCGGCCAGCGAATGGCAGGCGGCCATGCAGCGCAGCGAGGTCAACCACCTCACCGCCCTGTGCCGCTTCATCCAGCAAGACGCTGCCATGCATAAGGCCCTGCAGGGCCGCAAGTGGGCCGACTTTGCCCGTCGCTACAACGGCCCTGCGTTTAAGGAGAACGACTACGACACCAAGCTGGCCAAGGCATACGACCACTTTGCCAAGGTCTATCCGGTGAAGGAGGTGGCAGATGTGGCTTAACCTCCTGCGATCCCCCCTCACCTGGTTGCTGATCGCCTTGGCCATCGCCTTGGGTGGCTGGGGCTGGTCTGCCACCTCGGCAGCTACCGCCAAGGGTAAGGTCACTACCCTGCAAAATGACCTCAAGGCAGCCGACGACAAGGCCAAAGAGGCCGAACGGCGGGAACGGCTCAAAGACACCGCCATCACCACCCTCACTGGCGAACTGACCGCCCAGGCAGAAGCCGCCGCCAAACTGCAAAGCCAGCTCGGCGAACTGTCGATGACCGCCGCCACCCGCGCCGACACCATCAAGAGGCTCAAACGTGAAAATGCTGAACTTAGGTCTTGGGCTGATAGCCCTCTGCCTGATCCTGTTATCAGGCTGCTCAAGCGCCCCGCCCTCACCGGCGCCGCAGATTATCAGGCTCACCTGTCAGGGCCTGACCCCCTGCCAGCTGCCGCCGGCCAGCCCGGCCAATAACGGCGACTTGCTCGACCAGTTGACCCAGACCGAGGCCGCCTGGGCCAACTGCGCCGCTCAGGTCGACAGCCTCATCACCTGCCAGCAACGCCACCAGAACGGGAGAGATAATGGAAAAGCCAAAACAAATCCGTGAGGTGCTGACCAGCTGCCTGCCGCACCTCAAAAACAATCCGGACAAGCTGCACATCTTCATCGCCCCGGGCAACGTCGAAAGCACCGGCGCCCGCTCGCTCTCGTTCGAGTGGCAATACCCCCTCACCATCGGCATCGAGGACTTTGCCGGCCACCCAGATCAGATCATGGTGCCGCTACTGGCCTGGCTGCGCCAACACCAGCCCGAGCTGATGACCAACGACGAGCGGCGCAAGGATGGCATCACCTTCGAGGCGGAATACCTCGCCAACGACCTGATGGACCTCATCATCACCGTCAAGCTGACCGAGCGGGTCAGGGTCTGGCAAAACGAACAGGGTATTGGCTTGGAGCACCTGCCAGAGCCGCCGGAAGACCCCGATGACGGCATAACCTGGGAACTCTTCATCAATGGGGAGCATCAGCCATGGCCACCGACGACCTGAGCCGCCTGAGTCAATGGGCCGACGGCCTGCTGGCCAGCATGGAACCCGCCGCCCGCCGCCAGTTGGCTGGCGAAATGGCCCGCACCTTGCGCGCCAGCCAGGCAAGCCGGATCCGTACCAACGTTCAGCCAGATGGCTCCCCCATGAGCCAACGCAAGCCCCAGCCTAAATTGAAGAAAGGCCGGGGCCGCTTGCGCCGAAAAATGTTCTTCAAAATCACCAGCAAAACATGGCTGAAGGCCAACGCCAGCCCATCACAGGCCGTGGTTGAATTCGTCGGCACGGCCAACCGCCTCGCCACCATTCATCATCACGGGCTAAAAGAGCGTATTAACGGGCGCGAGATCCGCTATCCAGCGCGGGAGCTGCTCGGCATAACAGAACAGGAACGTGATCTGCTCGAAAACATCCTGCTCACCCACCTAACCAAGGGGTTATAGCCCACCCCGCCAGTGTGCCCGCGCCGTACACACTGGCGGCTCCTCGCCTTCCCGGCCATTGCCCAAAACAATGGCCCCATGCAACCGACCCCGACCGAACTCCAACGCCTGATCGACAACCTGATCCGCATCGGTACCGTTACCGCCGTGCGATCCAAGGAATGTCGTGTCAAAACCGGCGACATCACCACCAACTGGCGGCCCTACGCAACAGCGCGGGCCGGGAACAACCGTACCCGCAATCGCCTGAGTATCGGCGAGCAGGTGCTGTTGCTGTCGGTCAGTGGTGATCTGCGCAATGCCTATGTCGCCTGCTCCATCAACTGCGCTGCCTTCCCCGAGCCACTGGCCGAGGATGACAACCCGGATCTCGACCGCACCGAATACAGCGACGGCGCCGTCATCGAATACAACCCGACCACCGGGGCGCTCAACGCCAACGGTATCAAGTCGGCCACGCTCTCGGCCTCCGTCAGCGTAAAGCTCATCACCCCCCTGGTGGAATGCACCCAGGCCCTCAAGGTCGGCGGGGCCATCGAGGCGGGCGGCAAGATCACCGCCCCCAGCGCCAAGATTGGCGACGTTGAAGTCACCACCCACAAACACGGCAACGTGGCCACCGGCAGCGGCACCTCCGGGGGCCCGGCATGAACTGGCTCGGCATGAATGCCGCGAGCGGCCGCGCCATCAGCGCCACCGACCACATCATCCAGTCGGTGCGCGACATTCTCATCACACCGGTGGGCTCTCGCGTCATGCGCCGCGACTACGGCAGCGAGCTGTTTTACCTCATCGACCAGCCCCAACATCAGGCCACCCGCCTGCGCCTGATGGCCGCCACCGTGCAGGCCCTCATCAACTGGGAACCCCGCATTACCATCATCAAGGTCGATGTGCAGGGCGGTGGCATGGATGGCGCCCTCACCGTCGACCTCACCTGGCAGCGCAAGGACGGCGGCGCACCGGATTCCAAAACAGAAAGTGCCAGCATCACCATCCCCACAGGAGCCGCCAATTGAGCAACGTGGATTTGACCCAGCTCCCACCGCCCTCGGTGGTAGAAAACATCGACTTCGAGACCATCCTGGCCGAGCGCAAGGCCACCCTGATCAGCTACTACCCGGCTGACCAACAAGCTGCCATCGCAGCCACCCTCGACTTCGAATCCGAACCGCTCAACAAGCTGCTGCAAGAGAACGCCTACCGGGAAGTGATCCTGCGCGCCCGCATCAACGATGCCGCCAAGCAGACTCTGCTCGCCTTTGCCAGCGGTACCACCCTCGATCATGTGGTCGCCGAGTATGACATCGCCCGCCTGCTGGTCACCCCGGGCGACCCCGCAGCGAATCCGCCCATCGAGCCGGTGTATGAGTCCGATGATCGCTTGCGTATGCGCGGTCAGATGGCTTTCGAGGGGCTGACCACTGCGGGCTCGATAAACTCCTACAAGTTGCACGCCTTCTCGGCCACTGCCGAGGTGGCTGATGTTGCCGTCGACAGCCCCACCCCTGGCACCGTTCGGGTGACCATTCTTTCTCCGGCAGGTCAACCCAGTGCCGACACCCTCAACCGGGTCGAAC